CGCACGACACTCTTCTTGAGTACTAACCCCATTCATAAGTAGGCTGGTTAAGGATGTAAAAACAACGTGAGATTCAATCTCTCCGTTGTAAAACATCACCCTTTACCAGGGTTATAAATGTTCCATATATATGGAGAGTTAGAAAACTCGTTCAGAAATTAATCTGCACGACACACCGCTATGTCGAATTAATGCATTTATGTACACATCATGCCTGATGTTCGTTTTTTGTTTTTTCCTGCTGGTAGAATACGAAATCTACCATATTTAATTAGTTAAGGAGTGTCTATCTCCTGAGCAAGTGTTTCCACTGTATCTGCAACCGACTCCAATTCTGAATCAGAATGAATCTTTTCGCTTCCTAAAAGGTCGCTGAAACGATCATACCATGAATCAATCACTAGTGAAGGTACAAATTCTGGGAATACTTGAATGTGTGCTCTGGTACAAGCCATAGCGACAACCTCATGATCTCGAAACTTTACCATCTCTGGATAAGAGTCAATGACCCTTTGTCGATATTTAGGTAACTTTTGTTTGAATTTGAGCGCCTGCTTCAAAGCTTTCGTAATCTTTGAGGTTTTAATCTCAACTACCACTATAAACTTCTTAGCATCTGGCGAAACATACTCTAACAATAAGTCACCCTTCTCGTGGTCCACACCCCATTCTTCCGCTAAAAGCGAAAAACCGTGGGGCATAGATATTAAGAATTGGTCGACATAGGGATCCTTACAGAATCCATCAAGCCACATATAGTAATCTGGATGGTATCGATAGAAATCTGTTCGTTGAGCTTTAAGTTCCAACATCAGTCTGTCTTGTTTACTCATAAGAGTGAGTGCGAAAGCATCAATGTCCTTCAAATCAATGAAATAACTATTGAGAAGAATTTCTGGTGGAAGACGCCTTTCGAAAGTGCTCACATCCTCATGGTCCATCATACAATTGTTATAGAAAATGTACTTTGATCCTTCGGAGCAACGATATCTGCAACGCAGGTAGGCATTCAAATCGAACTCTCTCTGTAGAATATACTTTTCCAACATCCCATGAAATTCAGGGGTGGAGGTATCAGAGTGTGTGACATAATGTGCCATAAGTCCTCTCTTTGTCTGTGCAACGGCAAACTCGCCTGGAACACAGAACATTCTGAAGAAACGATTGTAAAATGGTAATAACAATTCAATTTCTGGAGATAAGGGGACTTTTTTCGGCAATCGAGGATAGATTTGATCTCTATAAAAGCAATCCCATGGGGAAAGGCAGAGATCATCGACATCGAGAATAGAGTTCACGCTAGCAACATAAATTTCTTGTGCTTGCATGTGTTCTTCAAACTCGGTCGATAACGAAGTGATCATAGATCCAACTTCATCAAAACCATCAACTCGAGAGGTGTCTACTCGCTTACTTGTTCTTGCTGTGTAATCAGCGCAATTATAGTTGAAACGCATACCAGTAGTATAAATATTTCCTCTACTGATAAGATTGGGGCATACTTTATCAACTCGATAGCAATGGGTAAAAGTCTCTAAGCAATAACAAGCAGAAATTCTGCGAATAATCGCTTCGGGACAAGCCATATAATGCGAGATATTTTCACCTGGTGCACGATTCGTGGTGATGATAACAAGATCCGGTTCGATATAAACATTACCTTTCAGTTCCACATTGGGATTCAAAGAGGTCTTTCGAATATTGTTTACAAAATCCACGATTTTGTGCCAAGGATTCAT